ACTTAAAGTTAATATTTTTTAACATTCAAAAAAAAGAAAGGTACTAAAAATGGCAACATTTGATCGTAGTAATATTTTTCAAAACGAACTGTTTATGAAAAATGTTACAATACCGTATTTACAGGATTATAGAAATATCACTAATTTTGCTCGTTTCATGGGTGGTAGTGATGCTGTTATTTATAACAAAATGGAAAATAAAGGCGATGGTGATCGTATTGTATACCCACTTAGACAAACTTTTGATCCTGTTGTTTCTATTGGTAACGAACAGTTAGAGGGTAATGAAAACGAACTAACCTATGTTACTGATATGGTTGACGTTGTAATAATAATATTTACTACATTATTAACCTATGTTCATCTTATTATCTTACAAACCAAGTTTCAATTATAATCTTACGTTAGAGCTTATTTACTTTCTCAAGCTGATTCGTTTAACACTAAAAGGATTTTACAGTCTTTTGCACTTGCTTTTGATGGTGGTGCTGGTGGTATTGTCCCAAGTTTAAATCAACAATTTACTTATGCTCAGCTTAGAGATCGTATACTTGCTTCTCGTCTTGATCAAGCCGCTGGTGGTATTTCAAGAGCTAGAATATTGATTGGTGATCCAAACCTTGGGGGCGGTAACGCTAGAACTACTTATGCAGACCTTGTAACTGCTTTAACAGTTGGTCAGTTTCCAGTCGCTACTAATACAATGAACGTATCACATATACGTCAATTGTTTAACCAAGCTGCAACTGGTCAAAGTTTAACAATTACTAACGCTGCTTACACAGTTAAAGAATCTTCGGTTAGACCTTATAAATACAAAACACATTTAGGTTTTGAAGATAAGCGTTATGTACTCTTTATTGCTCCTGAAACTTATAACAAGCTAGCTGCTGATCCAGTATGGCAAGCACAAGTAAACAGAGGTGTAATTGAGAATCAAGATCAACCATCAATTCTTTATGGTTCTATGTACAAAGGAACTATTGAGGGTGTAATGGTTATTGTTATCCCAGAACTTAGCAATTTCCTTATTACCAACGCTGCTGGTAACATTTATGCTTATTCCATGTTCTGCGGTGCTTCTGCTGTTGCTTTTGGTATGGGCCAAACTCCTACATTTACTTTCAGAAGTTCTACGGATTATGATTTATACAAAGGTCTTGCTCATAATGAAATAAGCGGACTTAAATTGCTTAAATTTCCATCTAAGGCTAGAGGAGTTAAAGGAAACAATAACAATCTAGTTGAATATGGCGTAGTTCATTCATTTACAACTATAGCTTAAAGAGGTTAATTATGTTTATATTAAATAGATACAAAGTTACTACTCCTGCTGCCGCTGCTGCTGTTGGCGCAGTTAACAACGTAAACCCAAACGTAATAACTGGAGCTACAGGTAATAGTGCTGGTGCTGATAGCGTAACCCCAATTGCTGCTAATGCTGAATATGCTGATCAGGTTATAGCTAAATTGGTTGCAATCTCTGTACCTGCTGGCGGTGGTTTATCTGCTGGTGTTAATAACTATCTCACTGTTGATCTAGTTAAACTTGGTATTAGTGGAGTAAGGCCAGTTCTAGCGGCTCAGCTTCTTGGAGTATATGATCCTAATTCTGATGAACGGGTAGGAGCTGGTGCTACTCCATCCTTTATTGGAATTTGGGATAAAACTGTTGCTAACGTCAATTCTTTATCAGTTGTTAACTCCAAACTGATTTTAAGAATACCAACTGCTCAAATAGCCTTATTTTTAGGTAAAATTGCGATGGTACAATTATTCTACAGTACTGCTGCTGGTGAATAACGGAGCATAAATAAAGGGGGGTCTTACCTCCTTTATTTCCTTTTAGAGGTGATATGAACGTAACTGAATTAATAGAACTAACAAATCGCTTAAGTACTGATAAGAGCGAACTAACGCCTAAAGAAAGAGCTGCTTATTTGCAATATTTGAATATGGCAAATGATGAGCTTTACGAAATAGCGTCTTCTGGTTTAAAATCAATACTTAGGGAAGAATATGTCTATTTTGATGATGTCCAGACAAGAAACGCAGTACCTTGGGGAGATAATGATATAGGTGCTTTTAAAGCTCCTGCTGATTTGTTTAAATTAGACACTGTTGTTGCTGGCCGTACTTCTCTAAAACAAGGGAATCATACTATAGTTAATGTCGCTCCTAATGAGTATGTTTTTAGGTTTGGATACATATATACTAATATAACTTCAGGCATTAAATATCAAACTAGAGTAGATCCTACAGACAATATAAACAAAAAACATTTAACTATTTATTATACTCAAAATCCAAAAAAGTTAGTAGAAGAAATTAATGATGATAACCTTGAGACTGATACTCCTGTTTATCCTCTTCCATATCATATATTCTTAGTCCATGGAGCTTTATATTACTTTTATTTTAGTAATAAGGTCTTTATGGATAAAATGGCTTATATAAGGAATATATGGGAAAAAGATAAAGAAACGTTAGCTAAATTTAAAAACTATGGTTTATAATGTTTAATCATCACCCACAAACATTACCAGTTCCGTTTCCATTTAAGGGTATTAATACCAATACTAAGGATGATATTAGCTACGGCCGATTTATTCAGAATATATTAGTTAGTGATAATAAAACTGGAGCGTTGCGGTATGGTACAAACTTAACTGCAAGTTTTCCTTTTGATGACGCTGCTTACTGGCGAGAAGTTATAGCAGTTATGCCGTTCTTAAGAGATAATGGAACATCTGAGAAACTGGTTTATGTCAGGTATCTTGATCAATCAAGTATAACTCACGCAAACATTACAATTGAAGCTCATCCTGATTTGGCTGGATGGTGTAGAGCAACACTCGTATTAGCTAATTTTCAAGAGGAATATAGAACATTTTTAAGAAACTCTATTAATGAGGGAATACGTATTTATTTCAAGCAAGAAATAGGAATGGAAGCTGAAATTAATGTTGTAACCTCTACCGATCAGCTAATAGTATTTGACTTTCCTATCGTCAGAAGTGATGTTACTAATCCATTTCAGATTTATATTGAAAGGGCGTTAATTGCTAGAATTACACCGAATAATAATTATGAAATTATAACTGATCAAGTAGACCCGCTTGTTATCGTTTCATACGTAAACTTTCAAGGAAAATTATTAATTGCCAACGGAGTTGATCCAGTCAAAGTATATGATGGCAATCAGTTAGTAGGTTTAAAAGCCCCTGTTCCTATTCCAAATGTTACTCCTATTACCAGAAATGGATATAATTTAACTTTTTCTATTCCGCAAAGTTACCTTGCTACATTTCAAGCTGATATTAAAGTAGGTGATCAGCTTAGTTTGTTTTGGCAAGACGGGGGAAATATAGATTTTTTAGTTCAAAACCTAGTTTATAACGACCCCGCTAATAATCAAGTTGTAGTAACAATAACAACTAATTTTCAACCTGGAGCAAATATTAGAAAAATAATATATCAAAAACTATGTCCATCATTTAGTTATCTAGCTGTTGTGCATAAAAGATTATGGGCGGTAGCTGGTGGTAGAACATACAAAGATAAATTCAGATCACCCTTACTGGCAATGAGAGCTTATTATGCTGTTAAAACAGAAAGTATTTATGATTGGTTCAATCCGCAAACCAATGAAATTGATTTTATTAATTTAAATAATAACTCAAGTGTTCCTGATAATCTGGAAGCAATAACAATGTTTGAGGGAAGAACTTTATTTTTAGGAAGAGAGACAACACAGGTTTGGATAGGTGAAGATCCAACAACTCATGATGACGGGCAAGGGATTGTTTTACCAGATTTTAAATGGGAACAGACTTTGCCAGTAGGAGTAATCCAGCAAACTTTATTTGTAGAAATTCCCAATAATCTTATATTCTTATCCAAGTATGGGGTTGTTTCTTTAAGTTCCATTAATCTTTTTAGGCAACTGCAAGTATCTTATCAGTTTTCTACTCCTATTGATCATTACATTAATAGTCAGCTTAGCTTTATAGAAACTGATCGTGATTTTAGAAGTATGAGAGCTTTTTTATATCCTTACGGGCGGTTTTTAGGTTTTAGAATAAAATATAGCTGTTTTGTTTATCAATTAAATAGCGAGGGGGCGTGGGTTGTATTTAGTGAGAATTTTGCAGAAAGTTCAAGTCTTTTATATGATTCTACTACCCAAAATTTACATCTTGGAATGCCGCAAGGGGAATTGCTTGTTTATTCTGACAAAGTTGGCAGGCAATCATATCTTGAATATGGCAAAGGCTATATGTCTTGGTTTATTGCCTATAACTGGACTTTTTTTGAAAGTACATGGGCAAATACCGATGTTTATATTGATAGTAAAACTCTAGAGCCTCTTAATGTAAAACTGCGTATTTTTACCGATCAGGATGAGACCCAAAGTATTAATGAGGAATTAACAATAGATAAACAAGGGATATTGTATGATGTTTCTCCTTTTGGATTGAAACCTTATCCTTTAAACGAAACGTCTTTTACTCATGAAATAGTTAGATTCACCGCTGACTCTTTAATGATTGAATTATCAGGAACTAGTGATGATTTATTTGTTTTTAATAAACTATTTTTAGCAGGAGGGGCTAATTAATGGCATTAAATCCTTTAATTATTAATAAACAGTATTTTAAAAGTGTACAAGCTAGAGGCGATTTTATAAAAGCTGGTGATCTGGACAAACAATTTGTTACTATTGGCAGCTATATTAATAAATTTAT